CCCTTTGGTGCGCTCAGCGCGGAACTCGCGAAGGGCGCCGACCAGCCGCAGGCCGTCGACTCCGGACTCGCCGCACTCACAAAGTTTGCCTCCACGGATCTGCAGCTCGCGCAGACGCACTCGGCGCGCGACTGGATGAGTTCGGAGGCCACGATCGTCGGCTGGCGGCGCGTGCTGAACGGCGCGAGCAGTTGTCCGCTCTGCACAGCCGCGTCGACGCGCACCTACCGCACGTCCGACCTGATGCCGATCCACGAGCACTGCGACTGCACCGTCGAGCCCTTGTGGGGCGAACACGCAGTCGCGTCGGTCGGTACCACGGTTCGCGTCGAGAACGACCCCGAGTTGGGGCCGAGGTTGCTAGCGGATTCTTGGTCGTCGGTCGGCCCGCGCCTCATCACTAGCTAGTTCGCGAATCCCACGGCGCTCAAGCGCCGGTCACTCCACAAGGAGGAAGCACGCCATGCCGGACCCCGATCCGACTCCGACCCCTGCGCCCGATCCGAAGCCCGCACCTGATCCGGCTCCCGAGCCCGCCAAGACGTTTACGCAGGCGGATGTCAATGCCCTGCTAGTGCGCCAGAAGCGCGCTTTTTTGACCGGCCAGGACGACGGAGCTTTTTCCGTCCCGAACGAGTTCAAGCAACTGCACGAGTATCGGAAAAAGGCCGAAGAGTTCGACAAGCTCGAAGAGGCGAACAAGACGGAGCTCGAGAAGCAGACCGCCCGCGCCGACAAAGCCGAAGCCGACGCCCTGAAGGCGACCGAACGCGTCAAGGAATCGACGCTCCGCTCGGCGATCATCGCCGAGGCCGCGAAGCGCCAGGTCGTCGACCCGGACGCCGCAGTCGCACTGCTCGACCGGGCATCGCTGGAGCTCGACGACACCGGCAACCCAACCAACATCTCGAAGGCGATGGACTCGCTTCTGAAGTCCAAGTCGTACCTGGTCGGGGCCGCCAAGGGCGACGCGGATCAGGGAGCACGCACGGGCGGAGCAGACCAGCTCGGCCGCGAAGCGCTCAAGACCATGAGCCCGGAGGAGATCACGAAGGCCACCCGTGAGGGTCGCTTCAACCATCTCCTCACGGGCGCGTAACAGCACCAGCTTTTCACCATGGGGACGGCCGCCATCAGGCCGGACACGCCGCATAGCCGGCGGATCCAACAACCAATTCAAGAAAGGCGAACCTGATGGCAATCGTCCAGTTCGTACCGGAGCTGTGGTCACCGAACATCCTGACCAACCTCCGCGCCAAGCTCGTCTACGGCGGCCTCGGCAACAACGACTATGAGGGCCTGATCTCCCAGATCGGAGACACCGTCCACATCACGTCGTTCACCGATCCGGCAGTCCGGTCGTACACGAAGAACTCGAACATCTCGTGGGATCTGCTGACGGACGCCACGCGCGCCCTGCTGATCGACCAGGGCGACTACTTCGCGTTCACCGTCGACGACATCGACCGTCGGCAGGCGTTCCCCGGCTTCGTCGCCGCGGCGTCGAAGGGCGCGGCGTACAACCTCGCGTTCAACGTCGACGACTACATCTCGGACATCCTCATCGCCTCCGCCGACGCGACGGCGCAGGACCTCGGCGCGCAGGCGTGGGACATCTCCGACAACAGCGCGTACAACTTCATCGTCGCGTTCCGAACGAAGCTGAACCGGGCGAACGTGCCGATGGAAGGCCGCTGGATCGTCGTGTCGCCCGAGCTGTACGCGGCACTGCTCCAGGACGTCCGGTTCATCAACGCCGCCGGTTCCGGCGACCAGTCGAACCAGGCGCTGCGCGAGGGCTTCGTCGGACGGATGGCCGGCTTCGACGTGTTCGAGTCGAACACGGTCTCCGAGCCGACCGCCGGCACGTATCACGTGCTCGCCGGCTCGCCGATCGCGTTCACGTACGCCGACCAGATCCTCGAGACCGAGGCTGTCCGGCTGCAGAACCAGTTCGGCGACGGCATCCGCGGCCTGCACGTGTACGGGGCCAAGGTCGTCTACCCGACGGCAGTCGTGCTCGCGTCGGTCACCGTCCAGGCGTAACCCGCCGCATCGACAGCCAAAGGAGATTCACGATGGCAAAGAACACCCAGGACGCCGAGGCGCGTTCGGTGGGAACGTCCCGCTCGGTGCAGGCCCTCGGGCAGATCCAGGATCAGCTCGACGGCAAACACGGCCCCGGTCAGATCAAGACGGGCGTCAACGCCCCGATCGAGCGCACGAAGGCCGACGACGAGCTGCTGAAGGTGCTCGAAGACGAAAACGCGAACCGGCTCGCCTGAGCTGGTGAACGTCTGTCTTGTCAGCCCCGCGTGGGGCCGGTTCGACGTGACCCGGATGGTGCTCGCTGAGCGCCGCTGGATGTGCGACGAACTGGCCCTGCGCGGGCTGCAAGTCACATCGGTGATCGTGGCCGACGACGAGAACCTCGAGATCGCCGAGGAGTACGGCTTTGACACCGTCGAGATGGGAAACCTCGACCTCGGCGCCAAGTTCAACGCCGGGTATCGGTACGCGGCCGGGCAGGGCGCGGACGTCTTCGTCCACTGCGGCTCGGACGACTGGATCCACCCGGACGCGTTCAACATCCTGGCCGAGACCAACCTCAACGCCGAAGCACCGATGCCGGATCCGACGCCGGGAAACCCGGTCGTGTGGCGGCGCTCACCGTCGATGGTGTCGCAACGCCGGATCCTGCTCGTCGACCTCTCCCGCGGCCAGGCGCAACGCTGCTTCGTGCATGGCCGCTACGGGTGCATCCCGTGGATGATCCCGCGGAAGGCGTTGCAGCCGGAGGGGTTCGCGCCGATCGGGCCGGGCCACATGCGCGGCATCGACGGCGCCCTCGTCCGCGGACTCACGGCCCGCCCGACCTTCGTGTTCCAGGACGCGCCGGACGAGTGGTGCGTCGACTTCAAGTCCGCCACGAACGTGACGCCGTACCGCGGTCTAGCGTCCGCGCTCGGTGTCGGTGACGAAGAGGACGCGTGGCCGATGCTCGCCGAGTTCTACCCCGAGCACCTGATCGACATGGCGCGCTCGCTCGCCGCATGAGAACGGCCCCCGTTTCCGAGGGCCGTTCTGTCGCGACGAGAGGCGGAGACTTGTCACGGTTCCCGCATCGCCGCAACCTTCGGTCGCCCCGTGAACTCGTAGGTGAGCGGTTGAGCGTCCGGCCCCATCGTGAAAGAAAGACTCCCGAGGAGGATCTCAGCCTCATCTCCGTCCTGGAGCCTCAGCGTGACGGGCACGTTGGCGTCGAACGGCCCGATGGTTGGATTCCAGTCGCCGCGCAGAAGACGAGCCTCACACTCAAACGTGCCGCGCCACTCCGGTAGACCGAACACGAACCTACCGGGGCGATAACTCGGATCGTGAGCAGCGGCAAGTGGACTGACATCAAGGGAGTGACGCTCGCGGTGAACGTCCCACCGTGCGACTCCTTCGACCGCAACGTCGCCCTGAATAGCTAGGGCTAGCTCGTCGAACTCCATCTCGTACCTCCTTACTAGGGAACCGTGACGCTGGGGAGTCTACTACGTGAACATCACGCTCGGCGCGCACCCGGACTGCATCGCCGCGCCAGAGTGCGCCGCCCTCGCCGGGCCACTCCACGCTCAGCTTTCGACAGGCCAGTACGACTGGCCCGCCTCGATCCTCCAACTCGACGACATGGACGGGTACCTCGCGGCGCACCGGACAGCCCGGAAGCGCGCGCAGCACGCCCGCATCCTCGGCTACACGTTCCGAGAGTTCGCCCGCGAACTGCACATCGACGAAATCCACGCGATCAACGTCAGCCTGCCCGAACGGCAGGGCCGACCGATGAGCGCCGGCTACCTCGAACGTCCGAGCTTTTCGCCGTTGCCCGTCTACCCGTGCGCGCGACACGCGATCCGCACCTACGGCGTCTTCTCCCCCGGCGGTGATCTCGTCGCCTACATCGTCCTGTACGTGTGCGGCGACGTCGCGATGGTGAGCCAGATCCTCGGTCACGCCGCGCACATGAAGAGCGACACGATGTACCTCCTGACGCTCGAAGCGTTCCGGGAGACGCTTGCGACGTCCGGGCCGGTGGTCGGGAGCTACAACAGACACGACTCGGGAACCGACGGCCTGCGCTACTTCAAGGAGCGTCTCGGCTTCCAAGCGGAGAGGGTCGCATGGATCCTGTGAGCGTGGCCGTCGTCACCTGCGTCTACGGCGAAGACCACGCACGATTCCTGCCCGCATGGATCGCATCGGTGCAGGCCCTCAACCGTCCACCCGACGAGATCATCGTCGCCGCCGACCGCGACTACGACATTCCCGGCGTCCAAGTGCTCGCCTCTGCCTGCACTTGGCAGTATCCGCAGGCGCACTACATGCAGCGGGCGGTCCTCGCGGCGGAAACCGACTGGGTCTGGATCATGGGCGTCGACGACACTGTGATGCCCGACGGACTCGACGGCATCGAGGATGTGGACGCGGACGTGTGGCAGCTCGGCTACCTCCGCTCCGACCGCGTTTAGTATAGCATACTGTCGCCGCGTTTCCGATGTGAACGACGCCGAGAAGCGGATGCACGAGGTTCTGGCCGACCGGCGTATAAATCCGGGACGGGAATTTTTTCAGTGTTCACTGCTGGAAGCGGCCATCGCGCTCGACCGGATTGCTGGCGGCGACTC